GATTCCACAATGGCAGGGGCCGGGTTCGATTCCGCCGATAGTTCCGCCAGTAGGTCAGCCGCTTGGGTTTCCACAATGGTGGCATCGGTTGCGCCGTCGCGGATTAGACGTTTCAACTCTGCCATTACATTGGCCTTTGCGTCTTCACTTGAAGATATCGTCTTGACTTCTTTCCGCTCAGTAAATGCGGCAACTTCCGTCACGGTTCCCAATACCTTAGCCGCCGCTACCTTCACACTATCTTTTGTTTCCGGGTTAATTACTACGGAAACTAGCGATTGAATCACCAATTCGCGCAAAGCCGCAGGGGTTCGGTATCTCGCGGCTTCTATTGCCGCTTCGTATGCTTCGACCTCTGCCCGTATCCTGTCGTCGCGCATCAGGTGATAGGGTTTGGACACTAGGGTATGGGGACTGGCGTCTGCTTTGTATGCTGTTCTGTAGGCGTCAGCCTTAGTGGCGCCCTTTGCCACTTCTAGGGCAAACCTCTTTTGCTTTGCTGTTAGTTCGCGGGAAACATCTTTACCTAGGATGGACTCCATAGGGACTGTCTGTAGGCCTTCCCTTATTTGCTTACGGGTTAGTTTGCTCATGTAGGACTGTTGCCCTTCGGGCTTGCGTTAGTTGCGGGCCTGATCATAGGGGAACAAACCCGGAACATCAAGCCAGGCTATCGATCCCGCCTTCCCGATAGCACCAGGCACTATCAACACCCAGCAGCCGATTGCAACAATCAATTGGACACACTCTATGCAACACATAGGATAGCGACTGTCCTATCACCTACATGGAGCACCCGATGATCGTTCTTACCTTCACCTTCTATGTGGAAACGCAACTGCCCGGAGGGCCGAGCGCCGATGAGGTTCGTATCTCTCGCGAGTTTGAGACAGACGATCCTGATCAAGCCCACGAACTAGCCGAGCGCGTTTGGCCTTCCATCAAACCTGCCAACTACATCAACGGCACTTTGAACATCAACTAACCCGGAGAGAAACCATGCTTACCCTTGACTACCTTCAGGATCCCGGTCACGGTTGGATTGCCGCCGATATCCAATCCCTTCGCGCCTATGGACTGGCGGACAAAATTTCCGCCTACTCATACCGAGATGGCGATACGGTATGGCTAGAGGAAGACTGCGACGCAGGGTTGTACATCCGTGCCCTTCAGTCCGCAGGAGTCGCCTATCGCATCATTGAGACACACACAAACCGTGACGCGTTTGTCCGCCGCCTTCCCCGTTTCCACGCCTAACCCGGAGCCGCACCATGAGAACCTACAACCCTTGGCGATTCGAAGAGTCCACGAAGACCATCCGTAGCATCCCCCAAAACCATTGGATTGCATCAATGGATTCGTGGGATGGTGCAGAGAACCATGCCGCAAATGCGCGACTGATTGCCGCCGCCCCTGACCTTCTAGCGGCACTCCAAGACCTAGCCAGTTTTGACGATTGGTCTTGTCACGACAATCAAATCGGTTTCCTCATGCGCGACATAGCCCGATGCGCTATCGCGGAAATGATGGACGAAGACACACAACCCGGAGCCACAAAATGATTCTGATTAGTCTCTATGAAACGACTTATCCCGGCCCTGCGGACGACGAAGACGACTATTGCCCGGACGGAGAAACCGAGCAATTGATGGTAGACGAACCCGTCACATTCACGGAACTAGTCCGCCTTATGCGCCAACACCCTATCCCTTCGTGTTCGCATCCAAGGGGTGAACCCTTTGAATGGCTATCCACGGAGCCGGAGCAAAACTATGTGACGGGTGAATGGACAGAGCGAACCCTGCATTTTTCCCTTAAGAACACGCAACACCAACGGCGCTACTGGCGACTAGCCATGCAAGCCGCTCGGTTTATCCGCCGCTAACCACAAAACCGGAGAGTAACCATGCAAACCATACTGTTCGCGATTCCGCCGCGCCGCCTGAACAAAGCCCGTGCCGAATCCATTACTGGCAGTCTAGGCAAACCGTCAAAAATGCCCGGGCTTGCCTATGGAATCTCTGCCAAAAAATGTAATGTTGGCGGAAAACTAGCCCTGATTCCGGGTTCGGTTTGTGCGGACTGCTATGCCATGCGGGATAACTACTCATATCCATCCGTGCAAGCCGCGCACGAAAAACGATTCTCGGGCCTATCCTCGGTCTCTTGGGCGGACTCTATGGTTTTTCTGATCCGCCGCTCAGGGGAAACCTTCTTTCGTTGGCATGATGCGGGAGATTTGCAGTCCTTCCAACACCTACTAGACATTGTCCGAATCGCGGAATCCTTGCCTAGTGTGGCGTTTTGGCTACCCACAAAGGAGAAGGGTTTGGTCTACCGCTACCGCGAAGTGTTCGGAGACTTTCCGCCGAATCTCTGCGTGCGACTGTCGGGCGCAATGATAGACGGGAACCCTCCAGCATATGACGGGAACACTTCAACCGTACACAAAGCCCATGCGCCCATCGGGTCGGAGTGTGAAGCATACACGCGCGGCGGAAAGTGCGGAGAGTGCCGCGACTGTTGGAATCGCGATATCAAGAATGTGTCCTATCCAAAGCACTAAGGGGTAAAAAATGAGTACAACCTACACCATAACCGAAGGCGCTCTAGTTCAGATGTATCACGGCAGACCCTGCCGAGCATGGGATCTGCCCGAGCCGCCTGCCAGTATCGCTAGCGTTTCTGTTGACGATTTCGGCGGAAATTGTTTCTGCGCTGTAATAGTTCTAACCGATGGCAGAACCGTTACGATTCCAGAATCCGGGCCCGTTCAAGAAGAAAACCCGGATCTTGCATTGATTTATTCGTCCCTCGATGCCGCATGGGAGTGCGAACCGGATCAAGAATTGCGGCTAATCCATCAACCCTGAACAAGTAAACAACGGAGAGTAACCATGAAAATCGAATTGAAAAATGTAAAGCATTCAGAGTTTGCAAGCCATGAAACGGATTGCTTTCAAGCATCGGTCTATATCGACGGGAAGAAAGCCGGAACCGTTCAAAATGACGGGCATGGTGGATGCAACTATTACGAACCTTGGGAACTGGCAGACACTTTAAACGAGTATGCCAACACTTTGCCGCCTGTCCGTTATGAGTACAACGGAGAAGAAAAAACAATCCCGGAGGAAGCCGATACGGTTATCGGAAACCTTCTTAATCAACATTTGCGACTCAAGCGACAGAAGTCACTATGCAAGGGCAAAACCGTGTACAGAATCCCGGGACACGACTATAAGGATGACGAATGGCACATTATCAAGAAGCCATTCGACCCGACCCTCAGAATGTACCTTGTCGGGCGATACGGCGCAGGGATTCGATTCCTAAACGATCAGGTGGGCGCATGAGCACGGAAGATCGACGCAAAGGGGCTATGGACTTGCTAGGTGCATTGTTCCTAGCCATGTGTGTTTTCCTGCCAGTTTTCCTATGGTGGATTGGAGTGATCAAGTGAAGCATTCAGAACACAAGTACCTAGAACTAGGCTACCGATTTGAGAAGGCCCGGAGTCCAGCGGCCACCAGGTCGGTTGCAGCGGAGATCCGCGCCTTGTTGGAGTCCGAAACCATAGAAGATCGGGCGCAAGCCCGACACTTGGTAGAGCGTGGGCGACAGGAAGCCCGGGCAATACATTGAAAAGGGGTGACTCAATGTTTACCGTTCGCATAACTCATCAGGGAGGGGAGTCGAAAGACTTTCCCCTTGAGATATACAAGAGTTCCATTTTCGTGGGGTCTGAATGGATACCCTGCGGCAGTTTCTTCGTGCCCGAAGAAGCAGAGCAATACATGGGATTGGAAGGGGAAGCCATCGTCTATGCATTCCATGAAGGCCGGGTAACCCGCGACTGCTTGGATGATGAAGCAACTGGCTATCTTTCTTGGGAGTTACTACTGGATGGCAAGCCCTGCACACATGAAGAATTTTCTATTGCAATGATGACAAAACTTGGAGCGCCGACCTATCGAATCCCCAGTAACCTCGACCACAAGTATCGCGGATGCGGTAACGGGGTAGTTACTTTGGATAAGAAGAGCAAGAAAGTATTGGACTTTTCCTACACGGATGAAGACCTAAAACCAATGGAGGATCAGAACATAGAAATGTGCAAGGACGCGGGGAGAAAGATACAAGAAGACGATAAGACCGTAACCTATCGCGCCAACTTTTCCTCATACCAAATCTGTCTGTATTGACCATGAGCGCATACAAACAAGGCTACCTAGCCGGATATCACTTCGGAGATATCGCGCCCGATCCTACCTACAAGGGTGAAGAACTGCGCCAGTATTGGCGTGGGTTTGAACAGGGCGAGATTGACCGAGCAATGGGGACATTCAACGATGGAGCAAAAGATGAAAGACAACCTAGTGCAACTGGTTCAGCGACCAAATAACGATAACGACTACCTACACGCGGCGTGGGTGATGGAAGAAGGTGGAAGTTTTGCCGCCGCCATTGGCGATGCGTATATCGCAGCCGATCCTCAGAACAGGGCACGACTACGGGCCGCTTTCCCGGATCTGTTCACAAAGTTCTTTAATCTGTATCTGCAACGCAACAATTCTGAAGAGGAGATTGAAAATGCCTAACTGGACTGCAAACAAACTGCGCCTTGTCGCCAAGACCGAGGAAGCCCTGGCCCTGCTGCCACAACTTTTGAATGGTTTCCGGGCGAAGGTGGACTACGATGAATGCGCCTTTCAACTTATCGACCCGATTCCACAGGAGTTGCTGGACAACCCGTCCCCGTTGAACGATGAGAAGAAGGCAGAAGCATTCGTGAAGAAGTATGGATCCACGGATTGGTACGCTTGGCGAGTCAAGCATTGGGGAACCAAGTGGGAATCCAACAACGATTCCGTTGAAGAGATTGAGAACGGACTGCTCGCGGCCTTCGATACCGCATGGAGTCCGCCGACTGGCATCTACCAAAAACTACAGGCCAAGGGGTTTGATGTACTTGCTACCTACATTGAGTGCGGTGCGATGTTTGCCGGGATTTGGCACAACGGGGAGGAGACTAACCTAGAGGTTGTCGTTCCCGAGGTTGAGGGTGATGAATATCCGTTTGAGGATGCCCACATGGTGCTGCGGCAGACATTTCCTGGCATGAATGAAGACCTGATGCCGCATCATTTGGGGGGTTGAAATGAGTCGCTACACATTAATCATTGGTGATGCCGCAACCTATGAGGAGGGCGGGATTCATCGCACCGACTTCCAAAATGTTGACTTTATCGCGCAGTATGCCTATGCGGATGCCGCCATCAGGGATGGTGAGCGTGCGATTACTGGCGCATACGACACCTATGTCATTCCCGAGTTGTACAAGGGAATCATCACCTTCAACGCAGGAGAAGCACCATGAAACTATACGAAGTAGAAATGTGCCGAACTTCATATGTGACCGTGACCGTCGAGGCCGAGTCGCAGGAGGAGGCTAAAGATAAAGCATGGGAGGAGGTGACTTCCGATGGAAGTTGGGGCACAAACCTCCACGCCAAATGGGGCATCGAATCCGTTGAGGATGTAACGGGAGAGGAAGCATGAAGATTAAGACAAGCGAACTGAGTGGCGTCGCGCTCGACTGGGCGGTGGCAAAGTGTGAGGACACGCTGTTGGATTCGACGCTGTACGAATACTCAATCGACTGGGCGTGGGGTGGCCCGATCATTGAGCGGGAAAGCATAGGACTCATAGAAACCGAAGTGGGCAGCGGGGAGTGGGAGGCTTGCAAATGGCTGAGCGCGGACAAGCACATTCCGCTTATTAAAAGCGGGCCCACACCCCTGATCGCCGCCATGCGGTGCTATGTGGCCTCGCGCTTGGGCGACGAGGTAAATGTGCCTGATGAACTGGCAGAAGGAGCAACAGCATGAAGATCAAGCCGGGAGAACTGAACGGCGCTGCCCTCAACTGGGCAGTCGCTATGTGTTTCGGATGGAAGTGGAAGGCCGACGAAAAGGGTGTAGTGTGGTTAGCCCGACCCGATCCGAAAGCGATGAGGCAGGTGATCAACGCTACATCCATGCGGGTCATGCGGTTGAGCAACTTTCACCCGATTGCAAACTGGTCGATGGTCGGGCCGATCATTGAGCGGGAAAAGATCGACCTGTCCTTTATCGGGCATGAAATCAACGGGTTCCCAATATGGCGAGCCGAAAAATTGGGTGTATGGGGAGAAGAAGGCCCGAACCCCATGATCGCCGCCATGCGGTGCTATGTGGGTTCCGTGATGGGTAATGAAGTGGAATTGCCGGAAGCATTGGCAAAAGGGGCAACAGCATGAAAACCTACGAAGTGGAATACCGCCGCACCTCATACATCACCGTTACCGTGGAAGCCAACTCGAAAAAGGAGGCCGATGAGAAGGCATGGCAGGAAATCGAGCATGACCGCGCCGATATCAACGATGCCTGTTGGGAACTTGAGTTGATTCAAGAGGTAGAAAATGAAGCCGGATAAGAAGCAAGCCCTTGTCTCGGCCTACCTCATGGGAGCCAGAGCGCGGACGCATGAGGACATGGTGGCAGCAGTCCGTCTGTCCAAAGTGTTGGAAAGCGCCCTCACCCCACGGGAGGTGGATGAATGCAAACTCCAGGCGGAGTTGGAGTTAGACCCGATGCGGGAGTATCATGGGTTCGATGGATAAATCCAAAACCTTCTTCGGCATCTACATCTACGAAGATGAGAAGGGATACCTTCGCATCCAAGCAGACCACTACGGGCCGGGAATGAACTCTTACACCCTCGGCATGGAGTTGCTGGGCAGAGTGCTTGACTGTGAGATGCACAACCCGGAAAGGGTGAAGGTCGAGCCTCTAGCCTACCTTCCGCGTCCGCAGTAGTTTGTCCAACGCCATCGCAGACCTGAGTAGGCCAACTTCTCTCTGCATATCGTTGAAATCGTGCCCGACTGTGGGGGGCAAGAAATAGGGGAAGCCGATCCGTTTTGCGGATTCTTCCCCTGTTTTGCTTTCGTCGTTGTCCGCTACCACAAAGCCGGGGCCGTGCACTAACGCGACTTTTTCCATGTTCCCTGCCGAGAAGCAGACATGGAGGGTGTACTGCTTCTTCAGAGACTTCAGAGCGGCGCGGATTGAAAGTGCCGTGGCGTAGCCCTCGCAGTAGATGTGCGGCCCCTTGTTGTCGAAGACGAACTCAGCCTGTGAAGTCCGCTGCCCGAAGAGAAACTTCTTACCGCCCTCCTGATCGATCAACTGGCAACCGACCAACTTCCCGGCAACCCTCATGGGGATCACTAGGGTTTGCTTGCCATCGGCAGGTAACACGAAGCCGATCTGATCCTCGAAACCCTTGGCCTTGAGGTAGTCATGTCGGGCTTGATCGCACCTGTCCATGATGAACTGTGCTTTCTGTGCCGCTTCCCGCTGCCGTCTTTCGGTATCGTCCTGCGCCTTCTGAACCACGCGAGCCAGTTTCTCAGGATCGAAAGTGGTGGGCTTATCCGACTTCCATACAGAAACTTCTGTCTGCGTAGCATGGTTCTGCACGAAGCCATGATCGCCCATGAACTTGACCGCGCCGTTGCGCTTGTGCGGGTGATCGTCTGTTGGGAATCGCTTCCAAACCCCCAAAGGGGGGACGCTGTCAATCAGGATGCCGTGGGCACGGCAGAACTGAACGAACTCCATCAGTAACCCTTCTTGATCCTGTTGATGTAGGCGCGAAGCCTTTGCTTGATGAACTTCTCAATCTCGGGAGAGGGTGCTTTGGGATGAGAGTGCAGACCTCTAGGCCACACGCCAAACTTCTCCCGGTAGGTGTGAGCAGCACGCCCGTTCGACCATCCCTGATACTGGATGTACCAGTTGAGCATCGACCACCAGTCCTGCTTGGTCGCATGAGATTGCATCGCGCCGAGTTCTTCCATCTCACCAGGCACAGACACAACCTGAGACTTCTTCTCCCGCACATGGCCGCAGTTGGTGCAGGTGTCCGATCCACTCGGCCACAGAGCCTCGCAGACGGGGCAAGTGGAGTCTTTCTTCTCCTTCTCGGAGGGTTCCTTCTTGGCCTTCTCCTTGCCGTCATCCAACTCATGGACACCGTTTTGGAAGATCTCCTCCCAATCATCTCGGAATCGAAGGTAGTTGCCGGAGTGGTCGAGCCAAACCGCGAACTCTTTCCCGGGTGAGCCGCGCATGATCCGGCCCATCTGTTGGATGTGAGAGGACAGAGACTTTGAGAAAGGCCGAGCAGAGATACCAATCAGGACATCGGGAACATCGAAGCCTTTGGTCAGGATGTCGGTGGCAATCAGTCCGTGAATCTCTGTGTCGGGCTTGCTGAAATCCTCGATTACATCCCGCTTGAACTGGTCGTCGTCACGGTAAGAAATGGATACGAAGTTGTAGCCCTGCTCTGCGAACTTCCGCATCAGGTCTGTGCCGTGATCTACCCCTGCACAGAAGACAATGGTCTTGACTGGCTTGCCGAAGATCTCGTGAGTCTTCTTCACCCACTCAGCAACGATGTCCCCGGTGATGACCATGCCCCGCTTGGTGACCTCATCCTGCGACCATTCACCAGCAACCTTCTTCGCACCTTCCATGTTGATCTCTTTGGAGATGAACACGCGAAGGGGAACCAAGACCTTCTGCTCCACCAAATCTTTGGTGGTGACTGTCGAGATAACATTCTCGTAAATCTTGCCGAGTCCCTTGGTGAAAGGGGTGGCGGTCAGACCGATCACCCGGACATCGGGGTTGGCCTTGATGAACTCGACTGTCTGCTCCCGGGTTTGGTGAGCCTCGTCCACGATGAGAAGGTTCAGCCCGGGAAAAGAGCCGCGCCGCTCAAGGGTCTGAGCAGAACAGACTTGGATGTTCTCGTAAGGACGATATCTCCAATGCCCTGATTGCAGCACCCCATGATCGATGGAGTACCGCTCCAAGCGTTGGCTTGTCTGATCACACAGGATGATGCGGTCAAGAAGCATCGCGGCCTTGTTGCCCTTGACTTTTGTCGCGTTAAGCAAAGCAATCGCCATCTCTGTTTTCCCTGCGCCAGTTGGGGCGTAGAGGATCTGACTGCGCTTGCCCTGCGCGAAGCCCTGACGGAGAGCCTCAAGGGTTTGCTCTTGATATGGTCTAAGGTTCAGTCCCATGATCTGCTATTGAGTTCTCTCCATGCTGTTGCGGCACAGAGGGGTACTTGTCCATTGCCGATTGCTTTAAGTCTGTCCACCCTGGCGGCCACCCCATCAGCCACTCGACCCAACTCGGGTTCAAAGTGCCACCAATCGGGCGACCCAATTCCTGTTGGACTGCGTTGGGAAGTTGTCCCATCTGAGCACGCTTGCCCTCGCTGATCTTGCGTTGAGTCGCCTCGAAACCGTTGGCTCCCTTGTAGTCCCGGGTTGCTGGCGTGGGCCAATGAACTGCCGTCCCAAGGTTCGGACTCTTTCGGTTGCCCTGCTTCGGGCCGGAATCCTTCCAGTCCCGGGCGTTTGGTGTGGGCCACAAGCCAGAACCTGTCCCGTTGGTGGGGCGCACCGACATCGGCTGCTCCCATAACAGTCCATCGCGAGTCATACCCGAGCGCGGCAAGATCTCCAACGACTCGGGTTCCTCCGAGAGAAGTGAGCATTGGGCTGTTCTCCACGAAGACGAAGCGTGGTCGTACTTCGCCAACCACCCGCGCCATCTCTCGCCACATCCCTGACCGCTCCCCGTCGAGTCCGTCCCCGTTGATGTTGGCAATGGAGATGTCTTGACAGGGAAAGCCGCCCGATACGACATCAACAATGCCTCGCCACGGTCTTCCGTCAAAGGTTTGAATGTCATCCCAAATCGGGAAAGGCGGGAGAAGGCCGTCGTTTTGTCGGGCGCACAGTACGCTTGCGGGGTAGGGTTCCCATTCGACGGCGCAGATGGTTCGCCATCCAAGGAGTTTGCCCCCAAGGATGCCTCCACCAGCGCCCGCGAAAAGAGCCAACTCATTCAACGCCTGCCTCTTTCAACTTCTTCTGAAGCATCTTGATCTGCTTCTTCATCTGCCCATTCTCAGACTGGAAGGTGTCGCGGCTGACAGTCAGGGCTTGGTTCTCGATCTTGAGAAGCCTGATCTCCTCGCGGAGTTCCTCAATCAACTTCTCAGCCGACTGCTTCTCCTCGGGCGTAGCCTCCATCAGTTCGATGGCAAGCCGCTGCGTCAACTTCTGATTCTGAACGACCAACTCATCGATGACCTCCTGCTTCTGATCGTGCTCTTCGATCTCAGGTTCGACCTCGACGGGCTTCTCTTTCGGCTCGGCCTTGGCCTTGGAAGTGGTAACGTTACCAGTCTCGGGCTTCTGCATCGCAGCCCGCATCTTCTGCACGAAGGGGTGCGAAACGTGGCACTGGCGGGCGATCTCCCGGTCTGACCACTCAGACCACTCGATGTCCTCAAGCATGGTCATCACGGCCTTGCGCTTGTCCTCAATGGATCGACGCAGACCATGAGAATGGTTGGCCGACAGGGAGTACAGCACCGCATCCCGAAGAGTCCCGGTGATCACATCGCAGTTGATCGAAGCCTTGCCTGCGTGTTGGGCCGCGAGCAATCGGTGGAAGCCGTCTGCCAGGTAGTATTCCGTCCCGTCATGCACGACGGAGATGGGCGGGAACTCCACGCCTTCCTTGAAAGACTCGGCGTACTCGCTGACGACGACCTGATCCAACTTCTCGCGAGACTGCGTGCCGCCATCGATGCGGATGGCCTTGATGTTGACTGACTTGATCACTCCATGTCCTTTCGTTGTTTGGGAGGGGTGCATAGTACTGCGAACGGGCA